TGGCGCTGGTATTGTGATATTCGCACCACCATGGTGGAAGCCCGTGGGTGCATCGATGTTGGTTCCAGGTCCATCTGATCCGATATTGTTTGCTTTGGGTTACTCGGTCGGTCTTACGATTGAGGATAGATTCGAAGAAATTTTCGATTAGTTTATGTGTCGTGGCGTCTCAGGGTGTACCATGTGGGACGTTGAGCCGCGGTTATACTGGAGAGTGAAGAGACGAGGGTTTTGGAAATATGAACGGACTCGTTTCATCATGGAACGAACGACGACAGATCAGGGTGTTCAGATTCGGATTTTGACTGAACCACCCGCTCCGCCGGAGGTGGAAGACGAATGACTGAAAATTTAAGACATTCGAAAGTGAATGAATGTGACTTTTGTCAATGTGAAAGTGAACACTTGAACCCTGTGAATGATGAATTGTGGGCTATTTGTGACGCGTGTATGGATTTGCATTATCGTGTCTTGCCTAGACATTTGGAGTTGAAAGCGGCGATTAGGAAGTGCGAACATGGAGTACCTTTCGCCGATTGTGGATGTGAGGAAGAATGACTTGCCAGGTATGTGGATGGGATTTGACGCATCTGGCTAATCCACCTGTTTGTGTTATTTGTTGGAGGGAGCATGCATGACTCACGATATTCAGGATTTACTGAATCTGATTAAAGAGCTGGAGGCTCGGATAATTAAACTCGAGTTAACCAGGGAACCTGTGGTTGACTTGGGTCATTGGTATTGGGATCACTGATGTGTCGTTATCCCAAGCTCGAACCAGAGGATTTGTGCCATGACTGTTGGCACGGTGGATGGTGTTGGAGGTCTTTAGGCCCCCCCCCCATTTCCACTGGAACCCGCCCATCTTCCTGTTGATATCGACTGGTGGGAGTGGTCATGGTCATCACCCGAATCAATCTTGTATTGGACGAATTCCGGGTGTTGGCCTCGCGCGCGCGCCTATGCGTGAGGGCGCGCACAGCCGGAAACAGGTACTAAGAACCCTGTTTGCCGGTGGGTACTAGTGCCCATACGAAGATAGGGAGTACTAGTGTAGGAGGTCGGGGAGGCACTGCGAATTCTGGTGGAAAGAATTTTAGAGTCTACCTCCATGAGGAACTCCGATGAAGTTTGTTGAACGTGAATACGTTTTTGATTTGAATACTGTATCTGAAGGAGCAGCGATCGATACAGCTGTATTCTTGGATCTCATGCAGATCCACAGTCTTGTCAACCGCGTTTCGTGTCGTCAGGGACGACTTGTGGGTGTCCAATCGATCGAGATTGGTTGTAAGGCAGGAGGTGCTTTCTCTGCGGCGATCTGGCGACTTGGTCATCAGTGGAGTGTCGTTAACGCATGGGAGAAGTCTATGCGTTTGTGGTTGGAACAACAGAACGAAACCGCTGATGATGCTGGGCTCGAATCGACGATTGGTCGGTATCGAGATTACAAAGTGCACATGACTGCAATGCATGCAGAGATTGGCTTTGGACAGAATTTGCTTCCGGCTGGTTATGCTATTACGGACGGAGCCGTGACTACTGAATTCTATGATTGGGATCAGTCACGCCTGGTCATTCCTAATGACGCCGTTGTTGGTACAACTACGGAGCGCGATATTTATGTCGTCGGAGATGACGATGCAACATTGTCTCCTGATGGTATCGGTTTGGTTCATGCTTATGCTGAATCTCGAGGACGACCTCAAGCGGTTGATCCAAACATCGTTACAACTGTTGATGGTGGAATCTTTGCCGACATGTTTGATGTCGGTATGGATGATAATGAAATTATTGAGAATTTCCAAGGAGAGAATAACAATGCTCCTTATTTGAATTATCAGGATGAAGCCAAGGAGGGTTACCCTGGAGGAGAGTTCCAAGGTCTCCAGGTAACTCCCGGTTTTACTGGGCCTGATTCGGTGAACTTTGGAACCGGAGTACAGTCCATGCAATTGCATGATATTTTGTCTGTGAATGCCAGTCAGAATTACAATACTGATTCTGCTAAAGGCTTTTTGGCCCCGCTTGGTTTGATTTGTATCCAGATTTTGGGCACGAATATTGGGCAGGGTGCCGGGCCCCTACCGCATGCTCCACCGAATGGTGATGTGGCTGTAGGGCTCTGGATGAAAGTTGTACTTGCCCCCGGGGATTACCAGGGTGTACTTGCCATCGACATGACGGATGTGAACTAGATGGTTGCAGCTCCGTCATCTGAACAACTCATTGATTCGACCAGGCTTGCTAATCTCATATGCCTGGTCAAAGAGAATCAACTTGTCACCGCACTGGTCTGCTTTCTCCTCTGGCAGATTGGTGCACTTGCTTCCGCGCAATCCTATGCGTCGGGGGTGATGTGTTAATGGCGAAATACAACTATGGTAAGAAGTTCAAGAAGAATGGAAAGACGGTTCATTATCGGTATACTAACCGAAAGAAATCGTCGAAGAAGCTTGTCTCTTACCGGAAGAATCGGAAATGACGAGACCATACTTTGTTGATGGCGGTTTTCGATTCGATCTACCCGGTCCGTACACATTCGAATGGACCGTTGGTACTGCTAAGAAGCGTGGTAGGCATGCTCGTGAGCATCCTATTCCCGTGATGACCGGTTTGGCGTTTGCCGCCGTTCCTTATGCCGTTGGCGCTGGTATTGTGATATTCGCACCACCATGGTGGAAGCCCGTGGGTGCATCGATGTTGGTTCCAGGTCCATCTGATCCGATATTGTTTGCTTTGGG